CAGTTGCGTTCTAACTAACTACGAAAGGGCAAAAAAATGGCTAAACTCAAAATAACAAGGGCAACAGGCGAGGTTACTGAGCATCAGATAACACCGGCTATTGAGTTTGCCTTTGAAGCGTACAAAGGTAAAGGTTTTCATAAAGCCTTTAGAGATGATGAAAAGCAGTCGGATGTGTTCTGGCTGGCTTACGAGTGTCTAAAGCGCGCATCTGTAACAATTCCATTATTCGGTGCAGATTTCGTTGAAATGCTGGCCAAGGTGGAAGTGTTAGATGATGACCCGGAACGATAGGGCGCGATTCATTTACTTACTTAGTCGCAAGGCTTAGTATCGAATTGCAGATCGCGCCCAATGATTTATTAGCACTAGATAGCAGGATGTTTAAGGCTTTATTGCAAGCGATGAAAGATCGAAATAAGGAGATTAAAAATGCCAGTAGCGGTAAAAGGCGGCATTGAACTTCGCAAAGCCTTAAAGAAATTTACACCTGATCTAGCTAAAGAAACACAGAAAGAAATGGCTAGTTTGCTTAAACCTATTACTACTAAAGCACGAGGCTTTATCCCATCTAGCGCACCGCTATCTGGCTGGGGTAAAGCATCGAGTAATGGCAAATTTCCCGTGTGGAATAGTCGAGCTGCTAAAGGCGGCGTAGGTTATAAGACCACACCTAGCAGACCTAACTCACAAGGTTTTAGATCGTTAGCGCGTATTCAAAATAATTCTGCATCAGGTGCTATTTATGAAACTGCTGGTCGTACAAACCCTAACGGCAGCCCAGATAGTAGAAGCCGTAACCCAGAGGCCGGTGCAGTTTTTATTGCATCAATGAACAGATACAGCAAAATAGCCGATGCAGGCATACAGGCTGGTGGCGGTAAAAGGTCGCGTAAAATGATTGGCCGCGGTATTTTTCGTGCCTTTGCCGAGGATGGCGGCAAGACTAACGCAGCCGTTATTAAAGCCATTGAGTCTGCCCGGGATAAGTTTAATGCGGCTGTGGGGTACAACTAATGGCCGTTGATCCATCAGTAAGAATTGATTTAGCCGCTGAGTTTACTGGTAAAAAAGCTTTTGATAAGGCAACTAAGTCCACATCAGGATTAGAAAAAAGCGTAAAGAATTTAGCAAAAACTTTTGGCGTAGCCTTTGGTGCTACTGCTGTAGTTAATTTTGCCAAGTCATCAGCTAAAGCATTTATAGAGGATGATAACGCTGCTAGGTCATTAAGCGTAACAATTAAAAATTTAGGGCTTGCATACGGTAATAACGCAGTTATCGTTAGTGACTTTATAAATAATTTAGAAAAGCAAACAGGCGTGCTTGATGATGAACTGCGCCCGGCCATGGACAGGTTACTTAGGGCAACAGGATCAGTTAGCAAGTCACAAGAATTATTAAACCTATCTTTAGATATTGCGGCAGGTACAGGTAAGACAGTTACCCAGGTGTCACAAAGTTTACAAAAAGCCTACTTAGGACAAACTGCTGCTATTGGTCGTTTAGGCGTAGGCATATCTAAAGCTGAATTAGCTACAGGCCAGTTTGCGGATATACAAGAAAAATTAACTAAATTATTTTCTGGTCAATCTGCAGCTGCAGCTAACAGTTATGCAGGACAATTAGCCAAGTTACAAGTAGCCGCTAATAACGCTAAAGAAACTATAGGTAAAGGCTTAGTAGATGCTTTAAAATTGCTTGCTAAGGATACAAGCATTGATGATTTAAATGAAGGATTAGAAAAAACATCACAATATGTTGCTGATCTTATTCTTGGAGTTGGCGTATTTATCCAAAAATTAAAAGATATTCCTGTAGCAGGTAAAGCTTTTTCATTACCTTTAGAAGCTTATATTCAAGCAATTCCGGTACTTGGCACATATATAAATCTACTTGCCGATTTGGGTAAAGAGCAGCGTACTTCTGGCTTAACCACGCTGCCTATATCGCCATATTATTTGAAAAAACAAGCTGAGGCTGCGGCTAAAGCTGCTAAAGCTGCTGAGGCTGCTCGCATAGCTGAGGAAAAAAGAGCTAAGGCTGCCGCTGCCGCAAGGTTAGCAGCTGAAAGAAAGGCTACTGCTGCGGCCAAGATCGCAGCTGATAAAAGGGCTGCTGCTGATAAGAAGGCTGCTGCTCAAAAAGCGATATTGGCTAAAGCCGATTCCATGTTTAACATAGAGCAGATTCAGATCGAAGCTGCGTTAAAGGGCAAGATTTCAGATAATGAAAGATTACGCTTAGAGTTACAGCGTGCAATCCTTAACGAGGATTTTAAATTAGCCGATGAGTTACAGAAAAAACTCGAGGCATCACAGCGAGCAACGGCAGCTTTACAAGGCCAACTAAATGCTATTAAGCCAGCAACTAATCCCTTTGATGAGTGGATTAAGTCACTTGAGGAAATTTCGGCTGTTTTAGCTAAGATTCTTGGTACGCCTCTTACGCTTGACCCTGGTCGCAAAGGTGGGGGCATACTTGCTTTAGAACCAGAGGATCTCCTTATTCCACCATCATCAGTAACTAAAATTACAGGCGACCCAATTCCTGTTGTAGTTGTTCCAAGTCCAACTCCAATTCCGATTGTAATTCCAGATACAAATATTCCTACGGGTGGTATGGGCACTGGGCCTTTTTATGGTCAGCCACTTCCAGACTATATGCGTAGTTCTGGTAATACTCAGATAACAGTAATAGTTGAAGGCAACGTATTAGATGGCGATGACTTTACGGAAAAGGTAAACAATGCGCTACTAGATGCTAATAGGACAGGTATGCCTCAAACGCCTGCAGGGTTCTTAATCACATGACAGTACCTACAATTAACGCAGTCATTAACTTTTCTACTGGCCCTAGCTTTGCTCAGGCATTTATTATTGGCGAAGGCATACTAGGCACTAACGTACTAGCAGACTCAGCTGCAGTTATCGTAGATGTAAGCAACGTAGTAGATAGCGTAAGCATAAAGCGCGGTCGCAATCCACAAGCAGATGAGTTCCAGACTGGCACAATGACTTTACGCATAATAGATCAAAACGGTGACTTTAACCCACAAAACCCAAGCAGTCCGTATTTTGGTTTACTTAACCCAATGCGTAAAGTATCTATATCGGCTACTTACAGCGGCACTACCTACCCAATGTTTTCAGGATTTATTACTAGCTATACGACCACTACTCCTAAGAACGCTAACGATGTTGTCTATACAACCCTTACAAGCGTTGATGCCCAAAGACTGGCTCAAAATGCCCAGATCAGCACCGTTACAGGGGCAACAGCAGGCGATCTAAGTGGCACACGCATTAATGAGATACTTGACCAGATTGCTTGGCCAGCATCGATGCGTGACGTAGATGCAGGTTTGACCACTATGCAGGCAGACCCCGGCACAGCTCGTACATCCTTGGCCGCATTACAAACCGTTACAAATAGTGAGTACGGCGCGTTCTACGTTGATGCATCTGGATCTTTTGTGTTTCAAGATCGATCAGTAACTACGGCAAGCATCGCTGGCACACCTACAGTATTTAACGATAACGGCACAGATATTGGCTATGCCAATGCCGTATGGCGGTTAGATGACACGCTTGTATTTAACCAGGCTAACGTGACCCGCACAGGTGGCACAGTTCAAAATGCTACTAACGCAGCTAGTGTGGCTAAGTATTTTGCCCACACTTACAATATTCAAAACCTCTTAATGCAGACTGATGCCGTAGCCCTGGACTATGCCCGTGCCTACGTTGCTAGTCGAGCTGAGACTAGCGTTCGATGCGATGCAATCGAGCTAGACCTATACACAGACAATTACAACACAGGCATAATTGCAGCCTTAGACCTAGATTTCTTTGACCCAATAACTATTACTACTAACCAGCCCGGTAGCTCGACTCTGACAAAAACACTACAAGTATTTGGCGTGGCACACAGCGTTACCCCTAATAAATGGCGTACAACCTTTACTACACTTGAACCTGTTATTGACGGGTTTATATTAAACTCAACCCAATATGGCGTACTTGATACGTCTGTATTAAGTTACTAAGGAGATAAAAAATGGCTGCTGGACTCGGACTAAAAACGTTCGTTACGGGGGACGTCCTAACTGCTGCAGATATTAATGGCTACTTGATGCAAGGCACGTGGGTGTTTGCCGATGCAGCAGCCCGTACT